TATATTTTTTAGTTACATCTGGGTTTGCTTTATAAACCTGTTGCGCTGCGACATTGCTAACTTGATTTAAAGAAGTTCTGACAATAGTCATTACTTGATGATTTGCGGCTTTTGTAGCGTTACCGCCTGCCGCTGCAATTTGTCTTACATTGCCTTTTGAATTAAACCTTAGTGAGCCTATTAATCTTGATCTTATTTGTTGTGTTGTATCGCCTGCTAATAATCCATCGCGAATCTCGCGCCCTAATTTTTCAGCGCTTTTATTTGTAATACCGCGAAAAGATTTTCTAATTGATTCGCCATTTGGTAATTCAATTAATTCACCTTCTTTTGCTGTTAACGAAAACTTTACCCCTGCCCCGCCTGCAATAGTATTCAATGAATCGCTTAATATCTGAACATTCAATTGTGAAGCGCTTGTATTAACAACAGCCTTTGCAAATGCGGGTGTAACCTCGACAGTTCTTATTGATGATCTAATCCCTGCGGGCAATGCTTTTTCTAATTGATCCGTTGCAAACTCTTTTTGTAATTTTGCTACACCATCTGCAACTAACTGCATATTTTTTGTCGATTTGACATCCCATTTTTTTAAACTTTCTTTTGTCTGAACTAACAAAGAACGTAAACGTGCCGCTGTATATTTAGGCTGATTAGCCTTTGGAAGCTTTTCTATTGCTTCTAATTTATCAACTGCCCTGATTATTATTCGATTATAAGATTGAACGATTTCACGCGATATTTTATTTGAAAATCTATTTAAATCTAAACTATTACGAAAATATTCTTCTGGTATTAATTCAGGGTATGGAATAGATGCCCCAAGTTTGGAAACATCAGAAGGAACCCTTAAAGGCGTTTGTGTCATTAATCCTCGTCATCTTCTGGATCTTCTACTGGTTCATCTGGTTCGGCTTCGGGCATCGGTTCATCTGTTTCGATCATGTCTCCTTTTTGTGTTGATTCAATCTCTTCTAGAACGTCAAAATCATCGCCGAGGATCTCCCCTTCTGCTAACTGTTTTAATAATGTTTCCTGAGATATAGCACCAGAAGACCATAAGCCTTGCATTGCCTGTATTTCTTGCGGTGTTAGTCTTTGACCCAAGAAATCACGATTGACAAAAGCATTACCAATTTCTGAGATATTTAAATAATTAGCATGAAAAACAAGACAGTTATCAATCATATCTTGTAATTGTTGAGCAACTATTTTAAGCGTTGAATCTCCTTGACTTCTTTGAATTTCTTGCGATGCGGCTGTTTCTGCGACAAGTTTCTGCCCAAGTATTGCAGCTAAAGCTAGAGTGTTTATTTGATCTTCAATATTTTTTATTCTGTCGCGTTGATATTGAAAAGATTGTCCTTTTATTTCTACAAATTCAGCCCTTGAACCTTCGGGAAGTGCAATTGCTTCTCCAGCCCCAGCACTTATTTCTTCTGATGCTTGAGGAAAACCAAAAAGACAAAGTAAAGGAACAGATGACATTCTTAACTGATTATCAAAATCTGAACTCTTTTGATAATGCAACAAATTCAATTCTGCAATATCTTGCATCGGTGGGCGTGATTCTAAAAAAGCAACTTTATTTGAATATGCAATAGCAAATGGAATGTAATCAAGAGAAGTTGTACCTTCATCAACTTTTACATATTTA